GCACCTTCATCGCCCCTCACACCAGCGTTCTACAGTGTAACTCAACAGTATGCACCAAAACAGTGCAGTATAATTCATGACCAGACAGTAACAGTACAGACTGTACAGTATAGATTGTCACTTTAGAGTCACTTTGACGACAATGTGTTCATAAAGTGACTGATGAGTTACAAAGAGACTGTAAAGTCATGGGGGGAGGGGTCAGCGTTAGTGAATAATTGTTGTGGGAGCCTGCTCCGTTCACAAAAAGGGTAAAATTAAGGTAATTAGGGACAGATCAGCGGAGCGTAAGTGCTTAAAAAATAGGCAACTATAGTGCTTCTAAGTCCTTGTCACTGCTTAAAAAAGAGGCAGTTGAGTAAGTAGAGACTACGAAGTGCTAAGACAGTCATGAAAGGGAGGCTTAGACATACCTAGAAATGTCAATAAAATGTGATTCTGATCACAGCGTAACGCAGTGAGCGTACAAAAAAGTGAAGAAAAATAAAAAAGTTGTAACAAAATGAAGAAAAAGCTTGACATCTGAGACAAAGTATGGTATAATATACTTATAAGTTAAATTAACACATTAACTTTGCAGAACTCAGATAAAGTCTATGAAGCCTGACCCCACTTCTTAGCGACAAGTAAGGAATCTAGATCATGTACTCCCTGAAAGGGGAACTTAAAAGTGAATGTTAACAACTAACATAAATTAATACTTTATCTAGATTCTGCCTTTAATGAAATGTTAACGAAATGTCTTAGTACTCTATAGTACTATACATAAAAGTCTCCCTATGAAAGGACAAAGACTAGGATGACGAAACCAACAGGTAATAAGATAGGTAGACCAAAGAAGACAGACATAGCTGAGATCAAAGAATCTAGGTCTGTAGGTCGTCCTAAGGGTGAAGCTGCCATCATCAATGAATATAAGCTACGTATGCTTAATTCACCTAAGTCAGCTAAAGTGTTAGAAGCTATTTATGATGCTGCTCTTAATGATGAACATAAGAATCAAGCTGCAGCGTGGAAGCTAATTGTAGATAGGATTGTCCCTGTGTCTGCTTTCGAAGCTGCTAAGCAGGGTGGTAATACTCCTCAGATCAGTATCAACATCACTGGGTTGTCTAGCCCTACGGTGTCCACCGATGAGGATGTTATTGATGTCTAATCCCGCTAACGCTACCGCTGAGTTAAACTTTGCATTGCTTAAGTGGCAACAGACTGTATTCCAAGACTCTCATCGATTTAAGGTAGTAGCTGCTGGTCGCCGTTGTGGTAAGTCCAGATTGTCTGCTGTTACGTTGCTCATTGAGGCTCTGAACTGTCCTGAAGGCTCTGCTGTGATGTACATAGCACCTACCCTCGGACAAGCTAGAACAATTATCTGGGACTTGTTACATGACCTTGGTAGGCCTGTCATCAAGTCTAGTCACATTAACAACCTAGAGATTACTTTAGTCAACGGACGTAAGATTCTTGTTAGAGGTGCTGATAACCCTGACTCCCTACGTGGTGTCTCTTTAACATATGTTGTCTTGGACGAATGTGCTTTCATTAAGCAAGAGATTTGGGAGAAGGTTATACGAGCTTCTCTGTCGGATAAGAAGGGTAGGGCTTTATTTATCTCTACTCCTAGCGGTCGTAATTGGTTTTATGATACCTTTAAGTTGGGTAGCGATGGTCAAGACGAAGAGTGGAAGGCTTGGCACTACACTACGCAGGATAACGAGACTATTGACCCTAAGGAAATTGAAGCAGCGAAAAGAACCCTAAGTTCCTTTGCATTCAAGCAGGAATACTTATCTAGCTTTGACAATGCAGGTTCTGACTTGTTTAAAGAGGATTGGTTCAAGCTTGCTGAAGAGCCTCAGTATGGTCAGTATGTAGTTGCTATTGACTTGGCTGGCTTCGAAGAGGTAGGTAAGAATGCTGGTGCTGCTAAGAAGCGTCTAGATGAATCTGCTATTGCCATTGTCAAGATAGAAGATAATGGTAATTGGTGGGTACATAAGATTGTTCACGGACGGTGGGATATCAGAGAGACCTGTGTACACATTCTGAAAACTATTAGAGACTACAAACCGATCTCCGTAGGGATCGAAAGAGGTGCTCTAAAGAACGCTGTACTGCCTTACCTCAATGACCTTATGCGTAAGAACAATATCTACGCACACATCCAAGACTTGACTCATGGTAACAAGAAGAAGACAGACAGAGTTGTTTGGAGTCTTCAAGGTCGTATGGAACACGGTAGAGTCTCCTTCAACATTGAGGAAGACTGGAGTGAGTTTAAGGATCAGATGATCATGTTCCCTACAACAGGTGTCCATGATGACTTGATTGATGCCCTTAGTTATGTCGATCAGTTAGCTGTGTCTAACTATCAGCAGGACTACGAAGAAGATGACTATGAAATCTTAGACCCCATAGCGGGCTACTAATTTAAAGGACAGATATGCCTAAAGGTTTATACGCAAACATTCATGCTAAGCGTAAGCGCATTGCAGAAGGTTCTGGGGAGAAGATGAACAAACCCGGAACTAAAGAAGCCCCTAGTGCAGAGGACTTTAAAGAGTCGGCTAAGACTGCTAAGAAGAAACCAGCTAAAAAGAAGGTGAAATAACATGGCTACTAAGAAAACTATCCCAATTAAAGAGTTCAAACCTTGTGCTGGTTGCCCTACTCCGGCTAAGTGCAAGAAAGCTGGAAAGTGCATGGCTAAAAAGGCTAAGCAGAATGGCTACTAAAAAGAAAGACCCTCGACTTGAGAAAGCTGGAGTCGATGGCTACAACAAACCTAAACGTACTCCCGGACATCCTACCAAAAGCCACGTTGTAGTGGCTAAAGAGGGTGATCAGGTAAAGACTATTCGTTTTGGTCAGCAAGGTGTTTCCGGTTCTCCTGCAGATGAGGATGAAACAGAAGCTGAACGTAATCGCCGTAAAAGCTTTAAAGCTCGTCACGCAGATAATATCGCTAAAGGTAAGATGTCTGCTGCATATTGGGCTGACAAAGTTAAATGGTAAGGGAAAACAATGTCTGAAGAAAACTATAACGAAAGCCAGTTTCCGGGCGACTCGCCCTTCGATGAGCCTACAGAGGAAGAAAAGAAGCTTACCTCTTGGGTGACTGAGCATATTACACGCTGGCGTGACTACCGTGATGCCAACTACATGGATTTATGGCTTGAGTACGAGCGTATCTTCCGTGGTGTGTGGGACACTCAGGACAAAACTCGTGACTCTGAGCGTAGCCGTATCATTTCCCCTGCCACACAGCAGGCTGTAGAGACCCGTCACGCTGAGATCATTGAAGCTATCTTCGGTCAAGGTGAGTTCTTTGACATTGAGGATGACATCAAGGACGTTAACGGTAACAACCTTGACGTAGAGATGTTAAAAGCTCAGTTGATGGAAGACTTCAAGAAAGATAAGATCAAGAAGTCTATTGACCAGATCGAACTGATGGCTGAAATCTACGGTACAGGTATCGGTGAGATTATCGTCAAGTCCGAGAAGCAGTATGCTCCAGCTACACAGGCTATTCCCGGTATTGCTAACGCAGCAGCTATCGGTGTTGAAGAGACTGAACGAGTGGCTGTTAAGATCAAGCCTGTCAACCCTAAGAACTTCCTGATTGACCCTAATGCTGACTCCATTGAGGATGCTATGGGTGTTGCCATTGAGAAGTATGTTTCCTTGCACAAGGTTGTTGAAGGTATCGAAGCTGGTATCTACAAGAAGGTTAACATTGGTTCATCCTTCGATGATCCTGATTTAGAGCCTACTCAAGACCTGACTACTTACCAAGATGACAAGGTTAAGCTGGTTACTTACTACGGCTTAGTTCCTCGTGAATACTTGGAAGAAGTTGAGAGTGAAGAGTATGAGGACATCTTCCCTGAAGGTTCCCAAGCTGAAGACTACTCCAATATGGTTGAAGCTATCGTGGTTATTGCCAACGATGGTATGCTGCTCAAAGCTGAAGTCAACCCCTACATGATGAAGGATCGTCCTGTTGTCGCCTATCAAGACGATACAGTTCCCGGTCGCTTCTGGGGTCGTGGTACGGTGGAGAAGGCCTACAATATGCAGAAAGCTATTGATGGTCAGCTTCGTGCTCACATGGACTCCTTGGCCCTGACCACAGCACCTATGATCGCTATGGATGCCACAAGGCTTCCTCGTGGTGCTAAGTTTGAGATTAAGCCCGGAAAGGCTATCCTGACTAACGGCTCTCCAAGTGAAATCTTGTATCCCTTCAAATTCGGTCAGACTGATGGCAATGCAGCCGCAGCAGCACAGAACTTTGAACGTATGCTCTTGCAAGCTACAGGTACTGTTGACAGTGCTGGTATGCCTTCTAACGTGCCTCGTGACGCTACCGCAGGTGGTATGTCTATGGCTATGGCAGGTATCATCAAGAAGTACAAGCGTACCTTGACGAACTTCCAAGAAGATTTCATGATGCCTTTCATCTATAAGGCTGCTTATCGTTATATGCAGTTTGATAGTGAGCGTTACCCCGCTGTGGACATGAACTTCATTCCTACAGCTACTTTGGGTATCTTGGCTCGTGAGTTTGAACAGCAGCAGTTGATTGGTTTGTTACAGACCTTAGGCCCTAACACTCCTGTCTTGCCTCTGATCCTCAAAGGTATCTTGCAGAATAGCTCCCTGACTAACCGTGGTGAACTTATCCAGACCTTGGATCAAATGAGTCAGCCTAGTCCTGAAGCTCAACAGGCTCAGATGCAGCAGCAACAGATGCAAATGGAGCTGTTACAGGCTCAGATTGCTGATTTGCAGGCTAAAGCTCAGAAATCTCAGGCAGATGCTCAGAAAGCTATGGTTGAAGCTCAAGTCACTCCTCAGTTGGCTCAAGCTAAGGTTGTCGCAGCCTTGTCTACCAACTTGGATGAGGATGATGAGTCTAAAGACTTCCAGCGCAGGGTTCAGATGACTGAATTGATGCTCAAACAAGAGGATATTCAGAGCAATGAGCGTATCGCTACGCTACAAATGCTAAATAAACAACAAAGAATGTAAATAATAGTTGACAAATTGTACTTTTTGTGGTATAATATAGTCATTATTGTTACAAACGAAAGGAATAACCAGATTGGCTCCTAATTTACAAAAGTATTACGAGGATTCTTTCAGCATGATGGCTACTCAAGGGTGGACTGACTTGCTGGAAGACCTCAACAAGTTAAAAGATAGTTTAAATAATTTATCATTGGTCACGGACACACAAGACTTATTCTTCCGCAAAGGCCAGATTGACATATTGGACTTGATTTTAAAACGTAAGGAAACGTGCGAACAAGTATACGAGGAGTTACAGAATGAAGATTCTTAATGATTTCTTGTGTGATGATGGACACGTAACCGAAGCGTTAAGAGATGACAGTGAGCAGAGCATTGTATGCCCTGTATGTGGTAAGGAAGCTGTCAAAGCCTTAGCAACACCGCAGATTAAGTTAGAAGGTTTCACTGGAGCCTTCCCTGACGCTTATGAAAGGTGGGCAAAGGTACGGGCCGAAAGGCTCACAAAAGAGCAGAAACAGAACGCTGAGTAACGTTAGCAGAACTCTGAATCTATTTTAAATTTGTTCGCAGCATTAGTTGCGATTTAATCCTTAGAACTCCACGGAGCAAGGAAAGGTTAGGTATGGCATTAATTGAAAATGAGGAAATGAATCTAGGTAGCGAAATTGACGCTGAAGACTTCAAAGCTGAACAAGCTACTCAACCCGTTGAGACTCCTGTTGTACAGGCCGCTGAGATTCCCGATAAATATAAGGGCAAGAATCTAGAGGAAATTGTGCGTATGCACCAAGAGGCTGAAAAGCTCATTGGTAGGCAGGCTCAGGAAGTTGGGGAAGTACGTAGGTTAGCCGATGAACTCCTGAAACAAAAACTCTCTCAGACACAGACAAATGCACCCGCCAAAGAAGAAACTGAGATTGACTTCTTTGAAGACCCCAAGTTAGCGGTTCAAAAAGCTGTTGCTAATCATCCCGATGTTTTAGCAGCTAAACAAGCCTCACAGCAGTTTAAGCAAATGCAGACACAATCTATGCTCGCTAAGAAGCATCCTGATTTTGCTGACATTGTACGTGATGGTGAGTTCATTGAATGGGTAAAAGGCTCTCCTTTGCGTCTTAATTTATACGCAATGGCAGATGCTCAATACGACTTCACTGCAGCAGATGAACTGATTTCTACATTCAAACAGATTCGCACATCTAAGACAGTACAAACAACTGAAGCAGGCAACTCTGTACGCAAGCAGAACCTGAAAGCAGCCGCTGTTGACGTGGGTGGAACTGGTGAATCTTCGAAGAAAGTATATCGCCGTGCCGACCTTATCCGGCTACGAATGACTGATCCAAACCGTTATGAAGCCATGCAACCTGAAATTATGGCAGCATACTCGGAGGGTCGTGTCAAATAATTAAACAAACTTTCAAATTAATTAATTCTTAGGAGAATTTAAAATGCCTTTAGGTACAGATAACGTAACCGTAACAACCGCAGCAACGTTCATTCCAGAAGTCTGGTCTGACGAAATCGTAGCTGCTTACAAGAAAAGCTTGGTCGCTGCAAACCTGATCTAGAAGATGAGCTTCAAGGGCAAGAAAGGTGACACCGTTCACATTCCTGCACCTACCCGTGGTTCTGCTTCTGCTAAGGCTGCATCTACTCAAGTTAACCTGATTGCCGCCACTGAAGGTGAGCGCGTCATCAACATCAACCAGCACTGGGAATACTCGCGTCTGATCGAAGACATCGTGGAAGCCCAAGCATTGACCTCGCTGCGTCAGTTCTACACTGATGACGCTGGTTACGCTCTCGGCTTGCAAGTTGACACCAGTATCATCCGTTTGGGTCGTGGTGTTAACGGTGGTAACGCCGCTAACGCTGCTTACGCTGGTGCTTTCTCTGGTGCTGACGGTACTACTGCTTACAACGCTGGTGCTAACACTGGTTCCGGTGCTCTGACTGATGCTGCTATCCGCCGCGCCATTCAGCGTTTGGACGATGCTGACGTTCCTATGGACGGTCGCTTCTTGTTGGTTCCTCCTTCTACTCGCAACACCTTGATGGGTATCGCTCGTTTCACTGAGCAAGCCTTCGTGGGCGAGACTGGTGCTTCTAACACCATCCGTAACGGTGAAATCGGTAACGTGTACGGCATCCCCGTCTTCGTGACCAGCAACGCTGATACAACTTCTGGTACTACCGCTACTCGCGTGTGCTTGTTGGCTCACAAGGACTACGGTGTTCTGGTTGAGCAGATGGGTGTTCGTACTCAGACTCAGTACAAGCAAGAGTGGTTGGCTAACCTGTTCACTGCTGACGTTCTGTTCGGCGTTGGTGAACTGCGTGACAACGCTGCTGTTGCCTTGGCAGTGCCTGCGTAATTGTTTTAAGCAATAAATCGGTTCCCTGCTTAAAAGGTGGGGAGCCTTTTTCATATGCTTTTATGTTTCTCTAGTAAAGTATATAAGAAAGGTAATATATGGCTAAATTTAAGTGCAATCATTCAGGTAATGTGTTCGAGTTTCCCTTGGAACATGACATTCAGACTATGCGGAAACATCCCGAGTATACCGAAGTTCGTGAAGAGACTCCTGTTAAAACTACTACTAAGAAGGTAAAACAAGATGAGACCAGTATCGGTAGGAACGACACTAACCACAACGACTAAGACTACGGTCTATACTGTTCCTACAGGCTACTATGCTCTGTGGAATCTTGCATATGCTGTTAACCACTCAGGCAACAATAAACACATTGACATTATTTGGTATGATGCCAGTACCGACGCTGAATATTTTGTTTTAGATAATTATACTTTAACCCATACTCAGTTTATCAAGATTGATGGTTCTTATATTGTGTTAGAAGAAGGTGATCAAGTTCGGTTACAGACTGAAGCAGGATCAACAATGAATGTGATTAATACGTTTGAATTACATCGTAACAAAGGTTAAATTAAAATGGCTGTAACTAACGAACAAGTAGCTTCTTACTTAGCGGATAATCCCGGTTTAAGTGATGCTCAGATCGCTCAAACAATGGCTCAATTCAATGTATCACCTGCTCAGATGGCTGCTGTTACAGGAATCCCTGAGAGTCAAGTAGCTGCTCGTGTAGCTGCGGTTACTAGTAATGCACTACCTTCTTCTCCTGCTCCTACTGCTAATACATGGGACTATAACGACTATGTTGAAGCTCTGAAGACAGGTGGTGACTTAGGTGAGCAGGTTCAGCGTTTAGCGACACAAGACCCTGTATTAGCAAGTAATACTGCAAACCTGTTCGGTGAGATTATAAACCAGCAAAACAGAGGCACAGCAGATTTTTGGTATCAAGGCAATACAGCCTCTAAAGAAGCTGCCGCTGCTGACTTTGCTTTACGTTTAGCTGAGAATGGTATTAGTTCGTTAAGTCAGTTAGGACAGATTACTATCGAAGACCCTTCAATGGAAGGGCCTCCACAACAAGTAACTATTAACAAAGCTACAGGACAGCCTCTTCCACGACCAGAACTCTTAGGCCGAGGTCAGCGTGGCTTGGATATTGATTATAACTTAGTCTTTGCTGCTGATGGTACAGTAATTCCTTTCACCAGTGATCGTCAAAGTAGCTGGATGAATTTCCGTGAGAATACACTGAAGCCTGCTGCTGCTTTTGTAGGTTCCATATTAGCTGGTCAAGCTTTAGG